CAAACTCTTCGACATCCATCATCCAGTTTTTCATTTTAGACATTACTTAATTCCTTTCACTTCCATATATGCCTGAGTCAGCGGACCCTGCAACTTGTATGCCTCAATCTCCCAAGGCTGGTCCATATACTTCACATTCATGAAGTTGCGATACTTACCATCCTCACACTTCCAGAGATTCCGATAACCACCACGCCACCGTTCAATCATCCGTCCCGTTGCCCACTGCCAAACGTGGACCATCTCATGAACAATTGTTTCGATGAACTCTTCCTTGCTGACCACACGACTCAGACGATGGTCAATCTCAAGAATGAGATGGCGAGTGTCATCACCAACAGTACACCAACCCTGAGCACCATCTTCCATCGTCTTGCAGAAACGAACCTCTACCTCAAGGTTACGAATGCGGGGCATCAGTACAGTAATCATTGACCACACGATATCTTCAGCAAGAACCCTGTCCTTCTTCAGACCACCTGTAACATCAACACTAATCATGACAACCTCATCTCTTGATTATGTCTGACTATACCATAAAAAAAAGAATCTGTCAACCCCTAAAATGACCCCCTAGAGATAGAGGGGGCCAGTCCAGTTGATGGGATATCCACCGTCGAGGATGTTACCCCGAGCAGCATTCCGAGCAGGAGCGTTGTATCCAGCAGGCTTCAAAATGTCACCCTTCTTGAACTTCTTGTCATTGTCAGTGTTGACGATGAAGGCAACAACACTATTCCGATCAATCATCTTGATGTACTTCCGACCAAACTTGTAGGCAAGACCATTCTTATAGTCGTCGTTCATACCCTTGCGATTATCATCATCAGGAACCATGAACTTCGCATAGTCCTCAATCATCGCAGCCTTCATCTTACCAAGACCATCAAGAACCGTGGTAGCAGCGTCATTAACAAGAACAGTCATTTCTCTTTCCTTTTCTCAGTGTATAACTAACTATACCATACGGATTCGAATATGTCAACAAAAAAATGAGCTGTTATGAAAGTTTTTTTAATCTGGGAAGGATGCGGCTTTGGACCCCTGTGGATACTTTACCTCTTCAACCATATACTCATCTGTCCAGTTGAATGCTGCCTTGACCACATTCGCAGATAGTCCCTTATAGACCTGATGCAACTTCTTGTCCTTTGCAGCAACAAGCAGTTTTGCCTCGTTCTCATGTAGACCCTCAAGCATCTGGACAAACATCGCCTCTCTCTTGTTCTGGGTCAACTGTGGATTACCACCCTCAATGAAGTGATACAACTTTCGTGCCTCATGTGCGAGCACGTTGTGTTCAGTACCCTCTGGTACTTCTGCTGGTGTGTATGGAACTTCACCCTCTGGTAGAGCCCATTCAATCTTGGGATCAAATGAAGACTTGATAATCATACGAAGCGCATCATTGTTATACTTGCGTAGATGATCAATCTTATCATTCTTGGTTTTCAACTTTGCGACCTTATCTAGAACCTCTGAAAATAGAGGTGTATATGTATCGACTGCCATTTTAAAATTCTCCTATGGATTCAACGAGGTTGCGTAACCTCTTTTGTGTAAAGTAATTTAGTAGTTTGCTACGGTCACCTTCTGGTGCATTTTTCCATTCTTCTAGAATCTTGAAGAAGAGTTCAGCAGGCGACTTGGTTAGATCAATCAGAGTTTCATTCCTTTGGAAGTTTCTCTTAACCTCATCGTTGGGAAGGTTACCGTCAATGAAAGACGTAATCTTTTTCTTACTCAGTGGCTTCTGGCGCAATCCATCAACAAAGGTATTATCTGGAGACAGCACGTTAGGAACGCCATCACTAGAGTCACCCTTCATGACATGTTCTTTTAGATATTCCTTTGGGTCAACACCGTTCACATACTTTTTAGTAATTGGACTATACTGTGTCACGTTGCGATATTTCTGCAACTGAATGAAGTCCTTATCACCAGAAAGAATCAGTGTCTTACCATTGTCAAACTCCAACTCCCCGCACAGGACTGCGATGATATCATCTGCCTCTGCACCATATACTTCAAGGAACTTGTAGGGGAAGAACTCTTTCAGTTCTGCCTTGATGGTATTCAGACACTCAAAGATAGCATCCCAATTCAGTTTGGAATCATCTCTTGTCTTCTTACGATTGCGTTTGTAGTTGGGGAAGTAGTCTCTACGCCAGTAGTGTTTCGAGTCATAACAGAGAACCAATTCTCCATACTCATCACGAAACATCGTGCGATACATGCGAACTGAATTGAGGATCATGTGACGAACCATATCAATCTCTGGTTCGATCTTCTTATTCATATTCAAGTGCATCATCACACTGGCAAGACTAATCTGGTTCATATCAACTAAAATCATAATTTAACTTTCTACTTATTTATAATTGTCGCATTGAAACTCATCATGCGTCTTTCACCCTCGACAGAGAATGGGTATACAAAGTGTTTCAACCATGAAGGAAATACAAGGAACTTACCAACTACAGGCTTGAACTTTAGATTATCACTACGAAAGTTCTGGTTCTCACCAAACGCAAATTCGATAAGACCCTTTGCTGGATAGTGGTCCTTGAAGTCCTCATCCCATTCTTCTGTCATACCCTCTGGAACCTTTAGATAGATTGCAGCAGAGAAATCTCCATTGTGGTGGTGAATAGGATTAAAGTCACCTGCATACTGACTGACCACCCAACTCTGTGTCAGGTGGATATTGTCTAGAGATGGTTTTACTCCTTCACCCACTATTCTATTATAACTATGTGCGCGGTTTTTGTCAACCATATAATTCAAATAATCTAGGCAACCCTGCTTCATTGTACGAAACAGATAGTTACGGTCAGACTTATCCTTAACAGGAATTTGAATTTCCTTGTTAACCTTACCCACTAGTCTATCAGAGAAGTCCCATTGCTTACTCTTCTCCTCATCTGCGAGAACATCATCTGCAACAGTGTTTACAATATCAATAAACCGTTCTGATACAGTTGTCTCTAGAATGGCTGGACTATATGGTTCATGAAACTTCTGGGTCATCATCCTCATCCATTCTCATCAACTCCATCATCTCATTCAGTTTATCCATCCGAATGACTGTTCGATGTGAGTTATCTGCTTCAACAGTTGTCTCCGTGAATGTATCGACAAATTCATGGAGCGAGTATTCAAGACCAGCATCACGATAGAGAAGTGACTTAACAAGTTCAATGATCACCGAAAGGTCACGCGAAAAGTTTCGTTCTCCAATGCCCACATCATTATCATTCATCATATGAATCATTTCCATTACAACATTAGATGCTAGTTCTTCACAGAACTCCATCTCTTCCTGACGAATTAGTTCTTCTTCATTTGGAACGACGACTTTTCTTTTTCGCCACGGTCCTTTTATTACGTTGTCTTCGTTTGGGTTTTGGTTCTCCGTCATCTTTTACAACGACCCCTCTTTCTTCATCATGCATTTCTTGTGTGTAAACTTGTCCCAATAGGGGATAATATGTTCCAACATCGAACTTTGGTTCACCCTTCTTAGGTCCATACCAGTAATACGCTTGTGCGATACAACGATTTTTAATTCTATGTTCTTGATACTCTCCATAGAAATTATCTATCCAATCTCCAGTGCGAAGGTATGCCTGCATATTACTTATATAACCTTCATGGATTTTAAGTTGGGCATCCGCATCCTTGACCTTTTGACGAACAGACTGACGACTTGACTTTGCCAAGTCCTGTTGTGTCTTAATCCACTTCTTGACTTTTGCAGGACTCAATCCGTGTTCGTCTGGTAGATTGCGAAGACTCTCATGAATATTCGACTTACCATAGTTTGGGTTCTTTGCTGCTCTAACCTCTCTTGCCTTTGCAAGACGTTCTGCAGCTGCAGCCTTCTGTTCCTCAGTCATGGGTTTGCGAGGTTTACGTTTCTTTGGTTCTGTCCATCCACTGTTGTCAGTCTTGACAGTTACCTTCTTTCTAGGCATGGATTAGTATCCTTGTTCTTCCATTCGTTTCTTTAGATCACGTTCTGTTCTGCGTTTTGCGGCAGCCTTTGCCTTACGACGCTTGGTTCCTTTCGATTCATAGTACTCACGTTGTCGTAGTTCGTTAAAGAAACCATCTTCTGTTAGTTTCTTCTTTAGAATACGCATCGCCTTATCGACATTGTTATTACGAACATCAATTTTCACTTTTATCTCCTTCTCTAGAGTAGTATACATTCTTTAGGTCAAATAAGTCAATGCACTTTTTGCATCCACTACATGGTTTTGACATACCAGTAATCCATTTTCTGTTTTCTTTATCTCTCTTTGCCCTTACAATATATAGTTCGCACTTAGACAAGTCTTCAACATCGACAGACTTTAGTGCGTTCTTGATTGCATGGACTTCTGCGTGAAAAAATACTGCATGATTGTTCTTACAGAACTGTGCCTGGAAGGGGTGTGACTTCTTATGATTATATCCATAGGAAA